AAGCGATCTTGCAGTGTATGCAACGTTGACGTTGTAAGATGCAATGAATGTAACGGTTGCATTCAATGGGACGGCATTGGTTACGTTACGTCTTGGATTGTTAAGATCAGAGATAATCGTTGGGCTAACAGTGATTGAGATATTTCCCGAGTTATCACTATTTGCAGCAGCGGTTACAACCCATTGCATGTTTTGTCCAGTGTCTTTACGTCCAACAGGGTTAACAGAGTTAACGCCCGAAATAGAGATTAAATCGCCTGGTAAGAAATAATTGGTAACGTTATGCGTTGCGCCTTTTAAGGTAATCACATTACCACTTCCAACAGCTGCAGCTACTTGCAATGGATCATTTAATACTTGTCCTGCACCTGCAACGTGCTTGTTAATGTTTTGTGATTGGAATATGTCAAAATAGGACAAGTGACCAATTGCAGAAGAACGAACGATATCTTCGTTAAATACGGGAGTGAAGTTATTGAGTAATCCACTCTTTAAAGCAGAACCGTCACGAACAGTTGTAGCTAAATAAGCATCGGATGCAATGTTAACACCTTGTTCTAGAAGTTTAGCGCCTGCTAAATCTACAGTGTTATAGCTTTGAATTGGGGTTCCAGCAGTTCCAGTGAAAAAGTTTAATTGTTGTTCTGCTTGTAAATTAATATCTTTTTCCATTTGAGTGATGATTTCTTGAATAGCCGGTTGTAAGAAAATTCGGCTGAAATCTTCCATTCTCAACGTTAAATCTTTAACAGTGTAAGTAACCAATGTGTTGTACTGGTTAGAAATCACTAAGCTTTCAACATCTTCTAAGATGTCTTGTGGACTAGCGACCGCGCCATTACCAACAATAAAGTGATTTTGTTTTCTTAAACGAATGGTATCGCCTATTTTATAGCCAGTGTTTGAAAACTCAGGCTGATAAATACGCGAAGCAGTCATAATGAAGGGGCAGTTATTGGCAAACATCGCCAAAGCAGTATTACTGACTAGGTCAGTTGTAATAAATTGATTCATGTCGATCTCCGAAAATTATCTACGTTTTAATAATCGACGAATCTCTGCGACCGTCGAATTCGCTTGTATTCCGGAAGTCGTTTTAGTGAGTGGGTTAGATTTGAGGTTTTGAAGTGGTTTTGGAGCACTTGGAACCTGATTTGAACTCTTCTTATTCATTAAGCTAACCGACAACTTGACTAACTCCCGCTTCATGTCTATGGGTCGGAGATTAGTAATGCGGCTTAACTCTTTTCTGTCTTTGCCTAATGAATAAAGAACATCGGCAGTATTGGGTAGTTCAAGTGCAGCTTGCGCAATAGGAACTGTAAAAGGCGCAGACTCATCATAAACTACATCATCAAAATCATCGTATTTCGCTGCATCTCGTTTAATTTCTTCATTAATTTGATTTAAACGTTCTGCTTCTTCTTCTTTTTGCTTTTGCGCAGCTAACGCAGCTAATGTCTGCAAAACTTGTTCTTGCACACTGCCAGGTTGGATTTGAGATTCAGGAGGAACAGATTGTGGCTGCTGCCTCGTAGCGACTTGAGATAAAGCATCAATCTGCCTTTTTAGGGCAGCAACTTCTTTCTCATGTCTCTTTTTCTGAATGCCAAGTCGTTCCTTAGCATATTCCGGCAACTCTGTAGCGGGATCTTTTGGAGTCTCACTAACATTGTCATCCGGTGACGATATTGATTCTTGTGTACTCGCTTGTTCTAAAACTGGTTCATTTAAAGCATTAACAGACGTTTGTTCGTCTTGCATTTCATCTCCTTACGGCTTTTTTGATCGCCCCGAGAATTAAGCCTCTCGTTAGCCCTAGAGAAATGGCTCTCTATGAACCAGCCTAAGTTATCCACAACTTATTAACAGGATATACACAGGTTATCCACAGGATACTCCGATGATTCACACTTTTCAATAGAAAACAATCGGAAAAAATGATGTCGACAAAATGTCGACGACAGGTTTATATAAGTGTACTGACATTAAATTAACGAATTAGTTAACTTTATCGATTTTGATGGGGTTTTTGAGTGTGCTGTGGTTTAGCTAACGTTGCAGCATGCTTGTGCATATCGGCAATTGTTTTTGCCATATCAGCCGCATAGCCTAATTCAGATTTATGAATATCGGTTTGGTTCGATACCTGCTTTGAATGAAAATCCATTGCAGCACGCGCCTTATCTAATTGCAGCTTTTCTTGTTCTACTTCAAGTTTAGCTTGCCTTACTTGAATCTCTTGTTCACGTGCTCTTAATTCCATTTGTGCCAATTGCTGCTGCATTTGCATCATTTGTTGCTGTTGCTGAGCCATTGGGTCAACTTGAGGTGGAGGTGGAGGCTGCCCAGCTTCTTTCGCCAATATGTCAGGAGGGACCAAAGTTTTGAATCTTTCTTCGATAATCGGACCATCTTCAAGATCAAGATTCTTAGCAATTTTGTCAGCCACAAGGCGAAAGACTGTTGGATCCATTTGAGATAGTTTAACAAACATTTCAACTGCTTGAGACTTTTGCACTGCAAAAGACGGTCCAGCATCGACTTCAATATCGTAATCACCTTTATCAATTTTGTTCTTGTAGGACCCATCTGGCATCTCTTTATTTAACGTGATGGAATGAATACGGCCATCACTTCGAGTAAGATTCAATTCTCTTTCAGTTGTCATAATGTTAGGGAGTAAATCCAATGTACAGCGAGCACCCTGCTCAATTGCCCGGTTCAAATTGTCAAAGAAAACAAAAGCTGAGGCAGATCCTTGAACGGCTCTCCCCTGAACAGCAACGCCTGATTGTTCGGGACCTTCTGATTGTGCATCATAAAACCCAATTATCTCTTTTAGGTCCTGAGTGGCTCTCTGATAATGAAGTAGAAGCGATTGGGCTATCTCTGTTGGAGGCAGTTTTGTGGGTAATTGTCCCGTTTTTGGATCAGGATTAGCTAATAAAATACCCTGCTGTAATTCTGGATTTCGCCATTGATATTCATTGCCTTCAATATTGCTAGGCGTACCTAGCCATTGGCTTGCTTGAATATTCTTAAATTGGGTTGCGATTTCATTTCCAACGTAATTTAAAAAGCGCTGAGCATCTTTGGCATAATAGATTAATGACCGACAATATTGCTGACCTGCAATATAATAGCTATCGCCATCAACAAAAATAACGGGTAAAACTTTAGAAGGCCATTCTGTAAACTCCAAAATCTTATCTTGTGTGCACCGATAGTGCATAATCTTATAATCTTGTGTAATACGTTCATCTTTAATTTCAGGAAGTGGCGGGATGATATGACTCACCATATCAGGATTCATACTGTGAATATGATCGGTTGCTTTTTTGTGATCGTTTTTTAATTCTTCATATTCATCTTCTGAAATTGACTCCCCATTATCTAAAAGATAAATTCGCATCTGACTCCATTCTTTCACGTAGTAATCACAAAGCGTCACGCTATCTTTTGATCGTTCCCATTCCAGTTGTTCTAATTGCTCTGTGTCACTAAAAGATCTGGGATGGGGTACGTTCGGGTAAGTTGCTTCGTACTCTTCTTTTGAAAGCACGGTATCAAAACCACAAAAGTTTCCATCACCCTTATGTGGTTCAAGTGCTTTTGGATCCCAGAATGCGCGTGTTGGGTCAACCATCCGATGGTAGCGGATGACTTGTTTAAAGCTTCTCGCATTTTCAAATTCAGTATCTAATCGAAAGCAGCCATAACCATTGGCAAGTGCATAAGCAAAGGCTGTTTGATAGACAATGTCATTTCGTGATTGATAAGAGATGTGTTTGACTAAATCGGTTCGTAAATTTAAATCTTCTTCCGTTGCTTTTCCTGTTAGCGATCGAACCTTTAAATTGGGGGTGTTTTTTCGCTGTTCTCCGATGATTTTTCTAAAGACATCGTAGAGTTTATTGAAGTAAAGGCCTGTCTTAAAAAGCCTTTTGAACTCTCCTCTTTCCACAGAAGTCCACTGGTCTCGGATAAGGAAGTCCATGTCGTCTTTGCCACGAGTTCTATTATCGGAGAAGTATTTTTCCCAACAACCTTTTGATTCATGGAGTTCATGGATAACCTTGTATTCATCAATTCCTGCATCTTCCAACGCCTTAATGCGCTCTCGTTCGAGTGCCTCAACTTGATTCTCTGGAAGTGTTTTTGCATGACGCTCTAATGGGTTTTGATTTGAGAAGCTCATAAGTACCTAAATGCAGGATTTGTCACTGATTTATATATATTCTCATTCTGTTTGAGTTTTTTCTCACGTAACTCATATTCACAAAATTTTGATGAAATATATTGGCACGCATCATGCGGGTGGGATGCTTTATTTTTATTTGGAGTTTCCTGATAACGTTCTTCTCCAACTACCGCTAATCGCCTGTGATGATAATCACCCAAAAACCCTTTACGAGTTACAGGCGCACCCTTTCTACATACAAGCAATGCTGCAAAGCCATCTGTTAAACGTGTGAGGAAATATTTTACAGATTCAATGCGAGATACAATCGCATTGGTAATAGCACCTTCTGTCGGAATTCCTAATTCTGTTAATATCTCAAGGCACGTTCTTTCATCCGTTTGTGCTCTTATATTACCAGCTGGGTCACCTATTGAATAGCCCAATTTAATACCATTTAGCTCACTTTTGATATAAGGCAATACAATTTGCTCTGCAAATTGCCTAATACCCATGTCCTCTGCGATAAACTCTTTAAAGATCCGAAGCTGGCCTCTGTCTGTAAATTGCACAAAAACACAAGCGGGAGTTAATCCAAAATCCCACCCAATGTGATAAGGATAAGCGCGAAGAATCTGCACTTCTTCATTACTATGAAAGTCATCATTGTATTCAGGATAAACTCTTTTGCCCATGATGACAGAGCCGTATTGACCCAGGCAAAAGACTTTAACGAACTCTTCATTTTGCCCTTCTGCCATCGACGTATAATAATCTTCTTTTAAATGCGTGATATTCTCCGCATCCATATTTCGAATATATTTACCTTTGTCATTTTTAATAAGTCCTGGCGGTTGATGAAAGACTTTGTATGTTTCAGGTCTTTCTTCTTCGAACATTTTATAGATCCAATGATCTTTATCGGGCGGGTTTGTATCTGCAATAATTCCGCTCCAATATTTAGGGCACGCATCCATTGCGGGATATCTTCCGCGACGACCGATCATATGCATAATCGTTCCACGTGGAACTTCTGAAAGCTCATTGATGTAAACGCCGGTTACCTCAAGTGAACGAACTTTTCTGAGGTCATCTTCTCTGTCAAGTGCAAGAAACATTAATTCTATTTCAACAATTCCATTACCATCATTAAATGTATGCTCATAAGTCAATATAGGTTTTTGACGTTTTATGATATCACCAAGCTCGCCAAACCAATGAAGCCATGTCTGTAATGTGGTCGATGTGAGTTCACCTGTTGTATTACGAATAATGGCCCATTTAGAGCGCCTGATGCCATTACACCAAGCTGGCATCTCACAGGCGCGCCTTACTATTTCAGCGCAACACATCGAAGATTTGCCGCTTCCATAAGGGCCAATAATTAAACGTACTAATTTGTCTGTAGAGTGAAATGCTGAACCTGTTGGGCTTGGTTCATATTTTATATTTGGGTTGGAATTAGGGATGTGAAAGTTATGACCATCTAAAACAATGTGGCGAGCTGTTTTTATGGCTTGAGATGATTCAAGCGCTTGGATGCGTTTAAGAATTGCTTGATTCATATTCAGCTTCTATAGAAGCAATGAGCTCTGGGGTAAATGGATCGGCAAATAGTTTAACTAATTCTTCTGAATTGATGGGCGCAGTGGAATTAACAAAAAAAGACATTGTTCCTCTATCAAAGATTTGAGTATGTAAAAAACTACATCCTTTCCAATCTTCATTCATCACTTACACTCCGGGCAGTCTATTAATTTGAATGGCATTCTTTCTGTATCAAAAAAAGAACAAACTTTAATTTGTTTATATCCCTCACACAATTCACATTTGATTGTCCAATTATCATCGAATAAATCATCGTAATCAAAAGATGCTACTTCCTTATTACCGTCAGAATAACAATAGATAATTTTTTGTGAATCCTCATCCACATAAAAATATCCTTTATAATAAATTGTATCATTTTGTATTTTTCTACCAGCTCTCAGCGCTGGCAGTACTTCTTCAAGTTTCATCTACTGGCTCCCAATTATCTTAATAATTTAATATATTTTTATTCTTCAAAATATATTGATATTTATTTTGATGAAACTTGTCTTCCCATTGAATAAAATCTATAGCCTTTTCTTCAGTTGAAAATAAGAATAAATCATCAATATCCCGCGCAATTCCATACTTCGCAGAATGACAACGAATAACGATCCAAATAGGTTCACTTATTTCTTCAAGTTTCACGGTTACACTCCGGGCAATTGATTACTTTAAAATATCTATCTTGACGAGACATATATGGTCTCGTTTCAATATGTTTTTTCCCTTCGCATAGTCCACAGATATCTTCGTATTCTTCCCAGTCATTTGCATTTAAATCTCTGATATTAAGATAATCCATGCCTTTAGGTGAAAGAGTTTTGTTTTTTTCTTTTTGTTCCATTACTTGAATAAATTCCTTTGCATATTCTGATTTCCATTTCACTTTCTCCATTTCACGGCTTTCTTGTAACCATCCACGCCTTCTAATCTCAGGATAAAGATCAACTATTTCTTGAAGCTTCATTAGTGTTTACTTTTTCATATTTCAATTGAACAAAGGAATCTGTTGCAACTTCTATTCTCACGTCATACAGCATTAAATAACCGCAGCAATCACAGCGAAATATTTTTTGCAATATTTTATTCTTCTTTACGCAATAATGTCGATCACCTTTTGGCACCCATTCTTTAAACTTACTATGTTTAGTATCGCAAGATGGACAATCAAATTTCATTTGTAATCACTGGCTGAGCTAATGTGATTAGTCATCTTGCCAAAGCTTGAATTAGTTGGTTCAAATCCTGTTCCATTACATCCCTGACATGTTTGTTGTGCTTTTTGTGTGCCAAATACAGTTGCATTTGGGCCATTCATATTATTAATAACCTTTCCAGCTCCTCTGCAGCCTCTGCAAACATACTTCTGAGCACTTGAAAAATTCACTACTTTATCAATATTAGGATTGTGCATTGTTTAACTCCTGCGCTAATAATTTTAATGCGTTTAATTTATTTTGGTATTGAGATATTTTCTCACTCGAAGAAGCAGATTTTCCAGTTGGAATGTGGATAACTCTAACAACATTGTTATTCCCAGCTTTGTATATTTCTACCCTCAAATCTTTTGTATCAATATTCATTTCCTTGATCCTTATCAATAACTTCAATTGTCATCATTATAGACTTAGTCTTAGGCAAATACATCTGTTCATATTCCCATTTAATCTTATCTGACCCATCATCAATCTTAAGATAATCTGCTATACCATCTCGAACTGCTTTTAATGCAGAGCGAAGGTTATCATCATCTAACTTTCTGCCTGCTATTCTTACAAGCTGAACTCTTAAGGTAGAATCATGAGGTGCTTTAAATCCCTTTAAATTAATGGCACAAAGATACTTTGCATCTCTTCTTTGTTTGGCTGCTCTTTTTGCTTTAACTGACCAATGATCCCTGGAATTTGCTTCTGATTTGGTATCAATAGGGAGCTCTACTATTAAGACTGGCATGGATTTTCTCATCATAAGTTCCTTCCACAATTGCTTTTTGCCTAATTGCAGCCCTCATCTCTTCTAATGTACTTGCCTGTTGCTTTAATGCTTGATTTAGCATGTCAGATCGTTCTTTGGCAATGTAAGCATGGCAATATTCACAAAGATAATAACCAATGGTCTGCCCTGTCCATAAAGTCTCATATGGAACATATCTTGATTTGTGCTTACCAAATAGACATTTAATCCGGTTTATTATTTTCATAAGTAAAATATTCGTGGACTTTTTGATGACTCAGGATAAAGCATTTTAGGATAAAGCGTTTTAGGAAATATCAATTTCATTATTTCATCTACCAGCAGTTCAGCTGCTTTTTCTTTAGAAATCCCTAGTCGATTAGCTATTGGCTGTATATCGAATGACACTTTAATATCTTTGTTCATTTCTCTTGCTCCTAATTGGTGGCACTAATCCGGAATTGCACCGGATAATTCCAGAATTTCAATGCTTTTCAGCAAGCGATATTTGGACACTTTACGTAATTCCGTTACTGGAATACCCTATCTATAGGCTACGTTTCGCTGTCAACGCCGCTAGTGTCATAATTCATTTCTTTATTATCTTATATAAACCACCATTGATAGCCTCAAATATCCTTTCTGCTTTCAATTTCTCTATGATATCACGCAATAATGTATATTTTGGCATTTGAAAATGAATAGTATGGCCATGGTCAAATTCAATGAACTCAATTTCATCTGATACTTCATTTCTAATAATCTGTTTATCTAATTCCATTGGTGTTGGCGCTGAATAAGGCTGGTACTCATAATTCAAGATGTATCGACCATCTGTGCTCATTTCTTCATGCTCTTTACTTTCTTAACTAATTCATTTAACGCAGGTCTACATGCTCCAACACAAGATAAATCAATTTCATCACAAACGTATCTTGTGCTCAAATTGCTAGGAATATGAATTATTTCATATATACCCAAACTGCCCTTATATAAATTAATCCTTAAATCACGCGGGTCATTAAAATAATCATCTTTAGATAAAATCCACGGATATTCTGGCCCAGGATGCATAGATTTAACTTTTAATAACGTTACATTTTTTAAACTAACCGGTCCTTTCATTTCTTCATGCTCTTTTCTAATGCCTGCTGGATATAATCTTGCAACTTCAATAAATCATCTCTTTCGAAAATTAGAAATAAAGCATCTTCCTCAAACATTCCGTCTCTACAAGCGGATTCTTGCATAGGATAACTTGCACCATTTTTTATCATGTCTTCTAATCTAGAAAATTGTTCTTCATCATCAAATGCCTCTATCCAGCAAACATCTAAAGTGTACCAATCATGATCAAGCGATTCGCCTTTAATATTAAGATTTCCGAAATACCATTCTCTACCTTTAGCATAAATAGTGCCTTCCGGTAATTTTAAAAACTCATCTTTTCGCATAATTTTCATAGCGTTCTTTACTTTTTCATGCTCTTTTCTAGTGCCACAATCCGGTTAATGATTTCAACTGACTCGTATATCTTCACATTGGTTGCAAGTGCTGCAAGGATAGTATGTGCTTGATTGGGTGTTATTTTCTCTTCTGACATAGCCTGTATAACGGCTTCTGCTTTTTCAAGGTAGGTCTTATTGGAAAGGTCTAGTTCAACAGTATCTTCTTTAGGAATAGGTGGCATATACCTTTCAGAAATGAACTTCATCATCTCCTTATCACCATCTAATGCAAGGTAAATGGCTTTATTTAATATGGTCTCTTGCCTTCCATTTACGATCTTATCAAACCATTTACGATTTGATTTCGGCCTTCCGCCTGGATTGGCATTGTTACCTTCTTTAAATTGTGTATCTTCGCTTGGCATATTCCGTTTCTGCGGGTAATTATGTATCTACAAAGTAGATCCCTAATCTATCATAGCATTATGCTGCACTGCACAAAAAAATGGAGCTCTACAGTACAAACATTGATCGGCCCAACAATGAGGCTAGATTATGTCATATTAGTACTGTAGAGCATTAACCCTTAATAACCAGTATGCATTGCTCTATGATGAGGAGCTTTCTTCATCTTATGTTCTTTCTTCTCATGATGCGCTACAGCTTTAGCATGTTTACCAATTGCTTTACCCATTCCAACCAATGCCGCTTTTTCAGCATGGTGCGCTGCTTTCTCACTGTGGTGAGCTGCTTTCATTGAGTGATGATGTGCTTTTTTAGCATGAGCATGATGTGATGCGTGACGAGCCATTTTAATCTCCAAAGTTTGTTATTATTTCTTTCTCATATTCCCAAGTGTTTTTGCTAGATTTAATCTTTTCTCTAACACACTACCTGGTTTTGCAGTTTTTCGAGCTTTTGCCAATTTCTTAGCAGGAATCTTCTCACCAACAGGAACACCCAGTTGCTTATGTAAAGCACCGGGCTTTTTGATGGCAGATTTAATCCACTGGTTTTTTACGGCCATAAAATAATTCCCATAAAAATAAAATTCATTATCGCATTTAATCAATTAATTGCAAGAATTATTATTAAATAATAAATTTAATTCATCTTCATTTAAAGAAATAAAGTCATTTTCTCCTTTTAATTGAAACCATCCTATATTTTCAAATAAACCACCTTGTAATTTAAGGGTGTAAATAGGTCCTTTAGTAAATTTATAGGTATCTACACCATGCCACATACCGCATTCTTCGCACAGAGATGAGTAAGTAAATTCATTCTTATTCATTAAATCTTTCATTTCATAAACAAATGGATTAATGACTTTTTTCTTTTTAAACCACATCTTTATTTTCTTCGAATTTATCGAATATTTCATAACAGATTAAACTGACCTGATTAATTTTATTCATTTTTTGAATATAATTCTCAATATCACGGACTGTATTAATACTGGTGATTTTCCCATTTAAAGGCACTTCAATATTGCCAATTTGGGAATTATCATGATTATAGTAGCTTATAAAGTAGTTCATTTAATATTCTCCTGTTATACAACTAATATTATGATCAGAATCAGCATATATTATATGCCCAAGAGATGAAAGTTCCAAAGGGTCATCGTATAAAGCTACTATACCTTTTATTTGTTCATAATTAGCTTTATGTCTTTCAATCAAATCATCTAAATTCTTTTTATCATCAAGAATATTCTGCATTATAAACATTAAAAATTACCTCCTAACTCTTCTTCTGTCATATTTCCAATCCTCCCATTAAACATCTTCTGTAATGATCGAGCACCGTATTAATACTTGCCGATATAACGTTTCTTTGTCCTTCGGTTACATTCATTCCCATAATGATGACATTCCCACATTTATTACCATTGCAATAAAGCTCCAAATAACACTGATCTAAACCATCATCACGATCAGGCATTTTTTCAAAAATAAATTTTAATTCAGGTATCATAATTCCCACTCCTCTAATTGTTTAAAAAACACAAAAGTAACAAAATCAAGATTATATTTTTCCTTAAATTCTTTTTGTAATTCTCTAATATCAAATATCTCTTCTTTTAAAATACAATCAGCATATTCTGCCATTGCCCCATTTCTATAGCCTATATATGAAACGTAATATCTTCTCATCATTTCTCCTATCTCCTATCCAAAAGCTAATATGAAAGCTGTGCAAATAATGACCAAACAAACAAATAAAAATAGATATTGAAAAATCATCGCTACAGCCTCTAATTTACCCTAACCGCTACCCTAACCTATCTTGCCATCCGATCGCCTTACCTTAAGCTTATTTGGTGGCTTCCTGTTCCTCTTTTAACATCTTCTTAATCTTTAAAATGACTTCCAGGTCATTTAACGTCGGATCTTGATACAAAATTGCTTTTTTAAGACCTGTCATTTTCTCAGCAATTTTTTTGTAACAACTCCCCCAATCTTCTTCATTGAAAAAAATCTTTTTTAGCATACTTGAGGCAACTGCACCTTCGACCGTTAATCGATTAATCTCTGCCTGTCCATCGGGGAGATTTGATTTATTTTTATTTTGTTCTGCCCTCTCTTTTGCAATCCTGTCTGATTTTTGAATTTCATTTAACGCCAATCCAAATTGCTTTGTGGTTGGAAATTTATCGTAATTTGTAAGGCAATATCTTGCTGCGCGTTTTGCTTGTTCATCTGATACTTTCCAGTTTCCAAAAACCTCTTGCCATAAATCCTTAAGTTTTTCTATTTGTTTTTCTGTTCTGTAAGCTGGGTATTCAACCAACAAAATCTTCATCGCTGTGTCGATCCACATCTTCCTCGTAATAGGTGCCAGAGGCGATGTCTCGCTCCATCTTTTCGCAAAATGAGTCGTAGGTGACGTATTTGGGTCTTTCATCATGATTGCTTCCTTTTCGTTTGAACTTGTAAGAATTTCTTAACCAGTTGTTAAACGTCGCATTCCAATTTGCGTACTTCTTGCCATGCGACTGTGAGTAGTCTTTTAGTTTTTCCAATTCCTCCTTTATGTTTAGATTCATATCTTGAGCAAGTTGATAATGCTTTTCGGTAAATTCAAAGTTTTCAGGAAAATCAGTTCTCAAAACTTTTCTTTTACAATTTTCTTTATGTTTATCTTTTAGTTTATCTATAGGTTTATCTTTAGGGGGGCGTACAACCCCTACCCCTAGGGGCGTACAACCCCTACCCTGGGGGTCCTGTGCCCCTACCCCCCAGTTCATTTCCGTCCCATTTCCATAAGGAATTTTCAAATTAATTGTATATTTTGTGACCATATTATTCCCTGTTTCATCTTTGTTTATTAATTTATTTATGTATCCAGTACTAATTAAAGATGCTATGATTCTTTTAACTGTTCTTAAATTTATTCCCATTTCTTGAGATAAAGTACTTAAAGAAACCCAGCATTCATTATCTTGATTAGCATGTGTTGCTAGAGTTAATAAGAGATATTTAGTAATTCCTTTTAATTTCCTTTCTTTTCTAACAGCATTAATATGACTATACATAACATCCTAGACTTCCTTATTTTGATATGGTTTATGTACAGTTCTATACCGTATTGGTTCAGTTCCTATATTCCCATGCCTGTAATAACGAGTAGCATGTGTATTGCATAAACCATGCTTTTTAATAAAGACAGGTCTTAGACAACCTGGTGCACTACACGTTTTTATTTTCTTTTCTTTCTTCATGAATCGCCTATTTACATTTAATACTTAGTCTTTTACTATAACAATTCATTTAATAACTGTCTATAATTAAAAATAGATTAAAATTAATTGAAATAGGCTGTTGACATCTACATCTACATCTACTATTCTAGTATTGTTCATTCACACAATGGAGTTAAAAATGATAAAACGAAAGAAAGAATTCACCGTTTCTACTTACATGGAATATCTCGCTGACATCTGTGATGTTCATAAAATGGATGATATGTCACATGACCATGCTTTAATGCTCGCCTCAATACTTTTAAGAAAAGCTTCAGAAAGAGAACGATTTGGGATTATGACACAATCATTTAATGATGAGATCATGCTGGATATTGCCGATTTAATGAAATTCATGGCAGAAAGTAATCAAGATGAAATGGCAATAAGAAGTGATTTATTTCATAAAATAATAATGGGTATTTTAAAATCCCTATCGCCTACCATAAAAACACTTTTTTTTATCAATGAAAAGGTAAACCCTCAAAAAGGAGACAAGGATGTCGAACAAACAACACATTAACCTAAAAGAGATTCTTTTCCACAATCTTGTAAGACATGAAAATTATCTTGCAGCAAGAGAGTTGGGTTTCTTTAAAAGAAAAGAAGTTTTAAAAATGTATGATAAGTTAGATGAAGAAGTGACTAATAATGAAATTCAATTAATTAAACTTTTAATAATGGAGTAACTATGAAAAATCTTATCCACAAAGACTTTATCACCCCCAAAGAACGTATTGAATTACAGCATAGAGAAATCGCTTACATTGCTGCTAAAATGATTGCGGAAGAAGAAGAAAGATTAAAAATCTTAATGCATCAAGTAAAAGAAATTAATAGCAATATTAAGATTCTTTACCGAAAATATAAGGGGGTTTAATGATGGATGCTTTTGATTACAACGACATGCAAGAAATGCAACAACATACTTTGATGCTTGAAAATGAATATTTTCAACGCTTTGAAAATTATATGCAAGACAAAACAAGGTTTAATCAGCAACTTGAAAAGGTAACAATGAGGTTATTTAACGCAAAAGCAAATGAGTCCATGGAATATTTAAAAAAAATGAAATTCACGAATTTGGAGGAGAAAATTTA